TTGCTCGGGGAGCTGCGTCAACAGGTATTGACAATGCTGCCTTCTGGGGTAACATTGCCTGAAGTTCCAGAGTATGGTTCTCTGGATGTGAATGAGGTGTTGAGTAGCAAGTACTACTTCAACTAGGAGAACAACGACAATGAGTTTCAAGCAGAACATCGTGCGCATCACCAGTCCGCAGGGCATCGCCGTCTACCCGAAGATCGAGAAGCCCGACACCAAGTTCAACGCCGATGGCGTCTACAGCATCGACCTCGACCTGTCGGGGGCGGAAGCTCAGGAGCTCATCGGAAAGCTGACGAAGGTCGCTGACGATGCCTACGCCGCCGAGTGCAAGGCCAAGGGCAAGAAGTCCCTGAAGCGCAGCGATATGCCGTGGAAGGACACGGAGGACGGCAAGACCCGCTTCAAGTTCAAGCTCAAGGCCAAGGGCGGCTCCGGCGAGAAGATGTGGGATCAGAAGCCCGCCCTCTTCGATGCCAAGGGCAATCCGGTGAAGGACATCAATGTGGGCAGCGGGTCCATCGTCAAGGTGGCCTTCGATGTCGTTCCCTACTTCACCGCCATGGTCGGTCAGGGCATCTCCCTGCGCCTTCGCGCCGTTCAGGTCATCGAGCTGCGCCAGTACATCGCTGGCGACAACTTCGACGCCTTCGGCTTCAAGGCGACAGACGGGTTCGTGAAGGAGCAGGAGACAACCGTTCCCTTTGACTCCGACTCCGAGAACGACTTCTGATGCGTCTGACGCTCTGGGTTGAACCAGTCGCTGCCTCGCGTCCCCGTGTCGCTAGGAACGGTCGGGTCTACTACCAGAAGCGTTACGACACATTCAGGAAACTCGCGTGGGCAGCCCTTGCGGATATGAGCCGTCCCAAGGGCTGCCCTTTGTCGAGTCCTCTGGAGGTCGAGGTCACCTTCTACTGCCGAACGCCGAAGAACCCCAGCAATCCGTATCCAATCGGAGACATCGACAACTACCAGAAGGGCGTTCTCGATGTGCTGAACCAGTGGGCTTGGCAGGACGATGTGCAGATCTGCAAGATCACCGCATCGAAGAAGTACTCGTCCGAGCCGAGGATCGAAGTGGAGATAAGGGAACACCATGTCGAACCAGTCAGAATTCGTAAGGCACGAACCGTGTCCTAGGTGCGGCAGCAAGGACAACCTTGCCCGGTACACCGATGGCCACGCTTGGTGCTTCGGATGCAACTACCGGGAGAGAGGCGAGTCCGGTCTCAGTGCTGAGACTCCTTCTCCAAGGAAATCCAACATGATCAATGTGGAATACTCCCCGCTGAAGAAGCGAGGGATTAGCGAGGACACCTGTAGGCTTTGGGGCTACGGGGTCGGTGAGTTCAACGGGCAGACCGTTCAGGTGGCCCAGTACTACAAGGACGGAGCGGTCGTTGCTCAGAAGCTGCGGTTTCCGTCCAAGGACTTCGTGACGCTCGGTGACTTCAAGGAAGTCGGTCTGTATGGCCAGCACCTGTGGCGTGACGGAGGCAAGATGGTCACCGTCACCGAAGGCGAGATCGATGCCCTCACTGTGTCGCAGCTGTTCAGCAACAAGTGGCCAGTCGTTTCCGTTCCGACCGGAGCAGCAGGAGCCGTCAAGGCGTTCCAGAAGAGCCTTGAGTGGCTCGAAGGATTCGAGTCGGTCAACATCCTGTTCGATGACGATGACGCTGGTCGCAAGGCAGCCAGAGAATGCGCACTGCTCCTGACTCCCGGCAAGGCCAAGATCGGTCGAGTGTCGGGCTACAAGGACGCCAACGAGGCCCTTCAGTCGGGGGCTGGAGCGAAGGTCGTTGATGCCGTCTACGGCGCCAAGGTGTACAGGCCGGATGGAGTTGTTCTCGGAGCGGACCTGTGGGATGCCGTCATCACCGAGGACAACACCGAGAGCGTTGACTACCCGTGGACCAAGCTGAACGAGAAGCTCCTTGGCATCCGCAGGGGAGAGCTGGTCGTTCTCACCTCCGGCACAGGCATCGGAAAGTCCAGCGTCTGCCGCGAGCTGATCTGCCACCTGATCCGTGCAGGGAAGAAGGTCGGGATGCTCATGCTTGAGGAGTCGGTCAAGCGTTCCGGCAGGAACCTGATGGGCATCCACCTCAACTGCCCTCCGTACTGGTGGGAGGAGCGTGGGTTCAACGAGCAGCAGAAGCGCGAGGCTTTTGACGCAACCGTGGCCAAGGTCGTGATGTTCGACCACTTCGGATCGGTCGATCCTGAGAACCTGTTGGCGCGTGTCCGCTACATGACCAAGGCCCTTGGATGCGAGTATGTGTTCCTCGACCACCTCAGCATCGTCGTGTCTGGTCTCGGTGATGGAGATGAACGCCGCCTGATCGACAATGCCATGACATCCCTGCGCTCGCTTGTCGAGGAGACGCAGATCGCCTTGTTCGTAGTGTCCCACCTTCGCCGCCCGGATGGAGACCGTGGACATGAGAACGGCGCGCAGACCAGTCTTGCACAATTGCGTGGATCGCATAGCATCGCGCAGCTGGCAGACGCCGTGATCGGACTTGAACGGAACCAGCAGGATGACGAGAACGCGAACCTCCTAACGCTGCGCGTTCTCAAGAACCGATACACGGGAGAGACGGGACTTGCAGGAGGACTTCGGTGGTACAGGGACAGTGGTCGCTTGGCCGAGGTCGAGGAACTTCCAGTGAACGAGGACTTTGAATGACAGTCGTGAAGCCCAAGGGCAACCATCCGTGGAGAGCGTCGATCAAGGATCATGTTGACGAGGCCCGAATCAAGAAGCAGATCCGGGAACTTGAGGAGCAGATCAAGGAGTTGAAGAAGAAGCTCAAGGAGAGGGACGATGGCTGAAAGGCCCACGACCACGGTGCGGATCGACATGGAGTCGCACCGAGCCCTCAAGGAGCTTGCACGAAGATGGAAGGCTTTGAAGGGCGTCCATTGCAGCATCGTTGATGTGGTGCGCATGGGAATCGCCTTGACCGCGAAGAGCATCGACAAGGAGAAGGCCAATGGAAGGTGAGACCACAATCGATATCCGAATCACTTGCGAGGAGATCAGGAAGGTCAGCAGGACATCGCTGATCCTTGAGGCTTGGTCCGAGCATTGCGACACGGTCACGCTGAAGATCGAGCATCACGATCTTGAGTCCGACCGCAAGGAGTTCACGAAGGTCGAAGTCCCGTTCAGGGACCTGATGAACGGCCTTGAGGCAGTCAGGAGCGTCCTTCGTGCTTGAACCTAGGACATTCGTCTCCGACCACAACGAAAAGGCGCTGTTCATCGACGGGCACGACAACGCGATACTTGGTGTCGGCCAGAGATGCGGCCAGCTTGCGCTTGCCGTCTACGACAACGCCATCATCCGAGCCAACCTCATGAAGGAAGGCATGGACGAGTTCGACGCAATCGAGTGGTTCGACTTCAACATCCTAGGTGGCTGGCATGGGGAGCACACTCCGATCCTCATGGAGCCATGCGAGGGCGTGATGGAGACGATCCACAGGCTCAGGCGCGAGAACAACAAGCTTCTTCTGAGGCTTGCGGAGTACGAGGCCCGTGAGCACTGAACAGGACCGCTACCTCCTCTCTTGGAGCGAGGTGGCCGCACTCTACAACTACAGAGAGAACGACAACCTCAAGCCGGAGACCGTGAAGCAGATCGGCCTAGTGGCCCTCAGCAAGCTTCGGGAACGGTTTGAGGACAAGGGCATGACCCTAGAGGACATGGTAGACACATGAGACTTTTCTTCGACATCGAGACAAACGCAATCGAGGACTGGGTTGGCTTCAGCGACCTGAAGAAGCTGCACTGCATCGTGGTGAGCGTGGATGCAGGAGAACCCCAACAGGTTTCCCCGGATCAGTTCAAGAGGCTGGTCGAGAAAGCAGACGAGCTGGTCGGCCACAACATCATGGCATTCGATCTCCCGGCTTTGCGAAAGCTGATCGGATTCGTGCCGGAGTGCCGCGTGATCGACACGCTGCTGCTCTCCCGGCTCAAGTTCGCTGACCTGAGGAACGACGAGTTCCAGCTGATCAACGATGGGTTTCCCAAGGAACTGGTCGGATCCCACAGCCTCAAGGCGTGGGGTCACAGGCTGAAGATGCACAAGGGAGAGTGCGAGAACTTCGAGGAGTTCACTCCCGAGATGCTGGAGTACTGCAAGCAGGATGTCCGCATCACCTCGCTGCTCTACCACAACCTCGACATCGATGACATGGCCGAGGCAGCCGTGGAGATCGAGCACAGGTTCGCTGAGATCGTCCGCAAGCAGGAGC